TGAGCCAGTAGGCGCTGCCATTTGGTCTAGACGATTAGTGCGTACCTGTGTATCAAAGTCTGAAATAGTTGATGCAGCCTGTGTGCCAGTATGGTTAGCACGGGCATATGGGTCAGTAACCATCTTGGCTGCAGTAATTGTTCCATCAGCAATATCTGTTGCAACAATAGTTCCATCAACCAAGTCAGCAGAAGTAATGGTTCCACCAAGGTCTAACTTGGTCTTAGCAATAGCAGCAGATGCGTTGATGTCAGCATTGACGATAGTGCCATTGGCAATCATTGTTGATGTAACTGTTCCTGTATCAGCCTGAGTTACGGCTGTACCAGCAATCTTTGTAGCATCAATTGCAGCAGCAGAGTTGATGTCTGCGTTGACAATTGTATCGTTTGCTATCTTAGCAGAGGTTACTGCGCTATCTTGAATCTTGGCTGTAGTAACAGCATCTGTAGCAATCTTAGCAGCAGTTACCGCTGAAGAAACAATCTTACCCTCTGTGATAGATAGGTCATCAATCTTTGCTGTACCTACGGCACCAGTTGCAATCTTTCCACTTGTAATAGCGGAGTCTGCAATGTCGCCTGTAGCAATTGTAAGGTCTGCAATCTTGGCAGATGTAATAGCACTGTCAGCAATCTTTGCTGTGGTTACGTTGGCATCTGTAATCTTTGCAGTTGTTACAGCATTTGATGCAAGCATCGTAGTTGATACATTGCCTGTGCCAGTTGATAGAGTTACATCAGCAAGAGTTAGCCCGTGAGCAGTTGTAGTATTTTCAATGTGCTGATTGGCTTCGCGGTAGTCGCGACCAATAGCCATATGACGAACTACTGCGCCAGCAGAGTGAGCCTGTCCAGATGAACCGTCAACACCACGGACAATTGTCAGCGTATTAGTGCTAACGGCGGTGACATCTACAATTTCTTCAAGGGCTGTATCTGGGTCAAGTACTACTGTAAATGTTTCTCCTGCGGAGATTGTTACACCACCGAGAAGAGCAGAACCTGACACAACAGTGGCAGTTGTACCGCTTGATGTGAGTGCACCAGTCAGCGTTGTTTGCTGGGAGCGTGAGGAGTATTTTCTAGTTGTCATTCAGGTTCCTTATCGGCGTGAGAAATGAACTCGTGGGGGATAGTTCTGTTGCTGTGCCTTTGTCTCTTCAGCAAGACGCTGTGAGTACAAGGCATAAAGTTGCTTGGTTGCTGTCTGTGATGCACCGTATGGACGCTTGCTATCTGTCTCATCAGCCTGTGGACTAACTTGAGCAGCACGTGCTGGGTCAAGGAATGAGAGCAGACGATAGGCTGCGCCAAGAATTACTACGTCCCGTGTAGATTCTGGAAGTCCAGTCTGTGTTGCATAATCTTGTGAGTTAGTTGTAAAGGCTACTGGGTCAGTTGCGTAAACAACCTTAACTGTGCGTCCAGAGATTGGAGCCTCGCCCAATGTGATTGTCTGTACTTGGTCAGTACCTGATACATAACCGAATGCTTCTGGATTTGCTACAGCATCAAAGTCATACTTACGGATTGGTCGCCACTCTTTAGATGGACCAATATCTTGCCAGTGTACAGTCAAGATGTTCTTGATGTTTAGGTTAGCAAAAGCGTAGGTAGATACTGCTGCGTTAAAAGTAAATGTTGTTGTCTTCATTGCAAAGATGCTTGAACCAAGAGAACGAATAGTATCGTTGATTGCTCGCTTGATATTAAAGCGTGGGAATGTAGGAGCGATAGTTACCTTTGCGTCTACAGCGTGTGTGGCTGCTGTAGTTCCTAGGTATCCGCGACCATAGGGAGCAACTGTCGCTGTGTTAGCAACGCGGTCATATGAGTCAACCCATAGGAGTTCTTCGTCAATTTCTACAATACCCTTACCAAGTGATTCAGTTGAACCTAGGCTAAGAATCAAAGGGGAAGCAGATGATGATGTGGTAGTTGTAACAGCAGATGAAATGTAGGTTGTACGGTCTTGCTGGAATGTATAACCAGCGAGGTTGACCTGAACCTCATCCATCATATTGGCTAGGGTAGTTGTCATTAGGCGTTTATACTCCGTAATGCAGCAGGTGCTGCTAGTCCTGTAGTTCCAGCAAGTTCATTACAGATACCGTCAATATCTTTAAACTTATCTCTTGTGCGTCCTGCTTGTGCTTTAATGTTGAGAGCACCTACAGTTGCAAGTCCAGTGGTACCAGCCCAGCGGTTAGCAGCACCTTGTTCATCAAGGTATTTTGCTACATCAGTAATACCAGCAAGACGATTAAGTTCTTGAGTCAGGCTGCTACCTGCTTTGCCTAGTGCCATTGTTTAGCCTTTCGTATAACGTTTTGGTAATACCAAATTAGATTGTTTTTGTGCCCCACCAAAGAATGCGTTGTAGTAATGTTCATCAAAAGAGAACCGCTTCATATGTGGAACTGTTGCTCCTGTGTGACACCAGACTGGTACTTCAGCCTTATCACATAGTGCAAAGAAATATATGTCCTCACCCATAAAGGACTTGTTAACACCAATCTCAGTAAAGATTGGAGCATCTGGGACTGCTTCTAAAATCTTTGTAATTACGTTGCGATGCATCAGGACAAATCCCATACCCGCTGCACCTACCTGTATTAACTTGTCCTTAGGCATTGGGTGCATCCGCTTGATTCCTACAACACCATCTGCCTCTGCAAATTCAAAGATAGTTGGCATAGGAATCATCAGTGGTTCTTCAGGTGTATCAGTTGTGAAGTACACACCAGTAAGTAGTGGACGCTTCTCGGCGTCTCGGTTATCCCAGAGTAGTTTAAACTTTTCAGGGCTAACTACAACATCTGAGTCTAGCCATAGTAGCCAGTCAGACTTGTTGTTCTCATACCAATACTTAACAATAGTTTCTCTTTGTCTACCAATTTGATTACCCTGACTACGCAGAGATGTTTCAAACTTAAGACCAGAATGTAGAAGTACATCTACCATTCCTTGAGTAAACTTACCATCTACCATTCCGTTGTCGCACCAAGCGACAGAAATTGTTTCTTGCATTGTCCCCTACTTTCTTACCACTTAACTTTATCTGCCCAATATGCTGCACTCATTTTGCCCTTGGCAATGTTCTTTGCATGACGTGCCTTGAATGAAGCCTGACGTGCCGTTGGCTTCTTATCGCCAGTAACACCCTGTTGTCCGAAGCGGATAGTCTTGACTTTATCGCCTTCTTTAGCAACAACAACGTGTGACTTGGTTGGATGATTAGGTGTACGCTTTGGCTTGTTAAAACCTGCTACACCGACTCGCTTTAATCGTGGGTCTGTCATCGTTTATCCTTAACTACTTTGCCTGTCTCAGGGTCCTTGTAGCCCCTAATACGGCCATCCTTTTGGACTATTACAATCTTGCCGTCTTTGATTTGAGTCTTGTTAAACCCAACTTTGACGCGTCCCTGCCCACTGGACATTACTTCTTCTTAGCCATCTTTGCTTCGCTCAAAGCGATAGCAATTGCTTGCTTCTTGGACTTTACTACTGGTCCCTTTTTGCCTGAGTGAAGAGTTCCACTTTTGAACTCCTTCATAACTTTAGCGACCTTCTTTACCTTGGCTGCCTTTTTCATAACTTGTCCTTAGTTGGTGTTGTAATTAGGATAGTTGCCAGTCTTCTTGACTGCCTTAGCACGCTTAGCCATAAGTTCCTTAAGAGCCTTGGCTTGGTCCTTCTCAGCCTGAGTTGGCAGTGGTGCAATCTTTGTCTTAGTTGGTGCTGGGCTTTGACCCATACCAAAGAACTTTTTAATGTCTTGTGGATTAGGAAATGATGGCATTACTTCTTCTTGCCCATCTTCTTAGGAGCAGCCTTCTTCTTAGAACCGTATTCCATCATACGTTCTTTCTTGCCTTCCATCTTTTCGTGCTTCTTCATCATAGACTTTGACTTGTACTTCTCACCCATTGCTGACATATTATACTCCTAGTTCTTTCATTACTTCTGCGGATTTATGGTTTATATCTTTTGCTTTGGGCATAGTATCTGCATCATAGGCTCTGCCCAATGTCTCTGATGCTTTGTGTGCTTCTTCAATGTGACGCATAGTTGTACCTGCTGGCTGTATACCTTGTGCTCTTGCATCTCGGTAAGCCTGTAACTCTGCATTCCACTTCTTATCTGGTACATCTCGTTTAGCGTCTCCAGAGTTCATCTGAAGACTTAAGCCTTTACAGCCAAAGCAACCTTCAATATAAGTTGGATGTGCTTCCCAATGTTTTGCCATATTCGTCCCTACTGTGCAGTGAAGTTTGCCTCTGTAATTCCTATGCCAGCAGCAATAAGTTCTGCTTTCTTGGCATCATCTACTGTGTGGCTATATCCGCCTCTGTAAATCTCATCGTAGTTATCTAAGTCTTCATCAATTAAATATCTTGCAGTTGACCAAGTACCACCAGATTTTACTACTGTTAAACCTTTACGCAAGTTGGCAAAGTAAAACAATCTATGCCCACCAGACGGACCTTCAAGTACATATGGTGTAGTGAATGTATAATTTGCCATAGTTCTCCTTAATGAACTTACTGATAAGCAGGGGTTTCCCCCTGCCTACCCGTCAATCAACTAAGCGATTGATGAACCTGATTCGATTCGGTATAGTGCTTCTTCGCGGTAGCGAGCAAAGCCAAGTACGCCGTACCAACCCATTGGGCGGTGACGCATCAACTTGTCAACTACTGGTCCGATGACTACGTGTGGCTCTTCAGCAACTGCTTCTGCAAGCGCTTGCTGTCCAGCGATAATTGTGCGGTAGTTACGTGCAGATGATGCACCGTCTGTAGCATTGTATAGACGTGGTGACTCAACAAAGTAAGCACCTTCGTATGTACCGATTTCTCCTGCCCAGATGCGGTCTTGCGCAGAACCGTATTGGTTAGGAAGAAGCCATCCTGCTGAGCCTGTTTCAGCGCGAAGGTCGTGTGAAACTTCTGGGTGGATACCAGCCCAGTAGAGTGAACCCTTGCGTCCTGTTGACTTATTAGCACGGAGTTTTGCAACTGCCTTGCGAATGTTAGCAGATGAGATTGTTGCAGCAGCAGTAATTGTTGCTGTTGATGTTGCAGTTGCACCTGCGTAGATTACGTTTGAACCGCCACGCAATGTTGTCATTGCTACAGCGTCGATAGAATCTGCAAGGTTAAATGCGATGATGTTAGCGATTGCTGGGTCTACATCAGCGAGGCTGAAGAGTTCCAACGCACGTGTAACTAGAACTGAGTTACCGTACTCGTTAAGAGTAATGGTTACAGATGTTGGTGTAGACATTGCTACTGCATCTGGGTCAGTTGTTTCTGTGAGTGCAGTTGTTGCTGCTGAAAGGTCAACATAACGTTGTAGAACGACTGTTGAACCAGGGATTGATTGGTTAGTTGGGCGCTTGTCTGCGACAGAACGAATTAGGGGTTCTGAACGGAGAGCAAACTCCAAAAGACGGTCATACGCCTTTTGTACTAAACCTGCTGAACCAGCGGTACCGCCGAGAGATGCGGAATCTGTGGATACGTAGGCATTAGCCATTGCTTGTCACCTCCAAGTGACTAGGAACTATGAATGTTTTATTGTGAGCGGAGGAGAGATAAGATTTCTTCTGCAGATTCTGCATTAGCCAATCTTTGCTCTATGTTCTCTGCTCGGTCAGGTGTTGTTGCACCCTGCGTTACTGCATCCTGTTGGCGTAGTGCCGCTAGGTCTGCAGTGTTTGCTGCGGATGCGTCCTGTGCAGATGTTAATCCAAACAAATCTCCGTTGTCATTGAGCCAGTTATTCACTGATTCTTCTGAAACATCGTCAATGTCTTTTAGGATTAGTCGTACTGCTTTAGGATTTACACCCTTCTTTTCTAGGACTTCTTTGACTGTACGCTCACGCTGCGCCTTGGATAATCCCTCAAGTTGCTCTGTGAGTTCTTTAATACGCTTCTCGTCTGCACGCTTGGCTTTACGTAACTTTTTAAGTAAGTCACTGCCGTCCATTTGTGATTCGTCTTGTGTATCGATGTCGTCTTCGTCGTCGTCCCAGTAGTTGTTGCTCATAGCAACTGTCCACCCTTCTATTCGTTGTAGTCGCAAGCCTCAGATTCCAATCGGGGAACTGGTCTGGCTCTTGCTATCGGTCTTGTACGCTATGTGGGGCCGATAGGTCCACCTAGGATTTTATATTTGTCCTGCTGTTTTAGGTGCCGTTAGGCTAGCCTTAGATAAGCCAGACTGTCCACTAAACTGTGCGATTTCTCGTGCAGTAAGTTTCTGTCGTGCACGTTGTGCTGATGCTAGGCTATTGAATACTTCTTGTTCAGCCTTTGCTTGGTCATAACCTTCCATAGTTGTACCATAGATTGAACTAAGTTTCTCAGCAGTTGGTAGGATGTCTGCAATAGTTGCGTATCCCTTTTGTGCTTCAGCCTGTGTGACACCTTGTGCCGCAAGTTGTTCAGCAACTCCAACACCAGCCTCAAGTCCTTGACGTCCTGCTGCTACACCAATTTCGGCTGCTGCAATCTGACGTTGAATCTTCTGGAATTGTTGTTCTGGGTCAAGCACGTATGCAACCATGTCTTCGTTTCCGATTCCATAGTAAGACTTAAGTTGTGTTGCTACTGCAGGGTCAGCGTTCTGTACGCGTTGTACTGCAGCAACTACTCTATTTGAAAGTTCTGTAGGAGATACGTCATTAGATATAAATTGCTTTACATAAGCATCATTATCAAATTGCTTTAATCCATAGGCACGTAGTACCTGACGGTATGTATCTTCAAGGGTAATATATTCTGCTGGTGTAAGCACAGCAAGACCCTTTTTAATTCTATCTTGGTTGGCAGCAAAGCGGAGTTTGTACTCGTCTGTTTCCTGAAGACCAATAGTAATTGTTGCCTCAGTTGCTCCATCAATAGCAAGTTCTTTAATCTTTGCAGCAAGGCCAGCAAGGCCATACTTAGCAAAGCGGTCAGTTAGAACTGTAATAATAGACTGACGAGCCGCTTCTTTTGCTGCAGTATCTGTCAATGTTGTTGTAGATGTTGTAGTAGTTGTATCAGGTGCTGGAGAACTAGATGTAGTTCCATCACTATACACGGTAATTAGAACACGGTTTGCACCAGTTCCACTGTAGTATGAACTTACAACATATCTTGCAATAGGCTTTACATCTGCACCAACACTAAGACTTGATGGTGCATAAATCTTTGCTGGGTCACCAGTGCCCGCTCCGAACCAATCCTGAGAAAATGCAGTCCATTGTTGTGCATCTTTTGCTGCTGTATTATATGCAGCAACTGCAGCATTGGCTTTATCTATAGCAGCCTGTTGTGCTCCCTGTTCAATTTTATTAGAAGGGGCTTTTGAAGTAGCCTGAACAGCAGCAGCAATGGCTGCATCTGCAGCCGCTTTTGCTGTATTTGCTGTGGCTGTAGCATTCTTAGCATCCCGCTCGGATGCTTGCCAGTCTAAATAACCCATTAGGCTAGACCCCAATCCTTAAGAACTTTAAGTGACAATGAATCAATAGTGTCACGAGCATTGTTTGTATACTCCCATTCAGGTGCACTACGTAGTTCTTTTTCAAACTGCCATAGTGGCTTTGGGGTAGCCTTGCCGTCAGGCCCTACATTCTGTAATGCTCGACGAAGATATGGGTTGTCATATGTAATAGAGTCAGCATCTACTTCTAGGATACTAGCCATTGTAGACTTGTATGCTGATGCAAGAGAGTCCACGCTAACACCATTTTGAATTTGTTCAGAGTATGCTGGGAAAGCACTAGCCGCATTATTGCGAATCTCTGCCTTAATGTCATCGACTGTTATGCTGCCTTCAAATAGTTGTCTTGACTTTGTGTCCCAATATGCACCATTAAGAAGACTTGATACACCAAAAGAGTTTGCGTATGCCTTAAGTGTTGCGACATCACCAAGAGGTTCGCCACCAAGTTGGCCAATCTTTCCAGTAGAAATTAATAGATTATCTACCTGGTCCTCATTCAGACCATTCTCGTATGCTTGTTCAATTACTTGGTTAAATGTAGCATCATCAAGTTTAACACCTTTGCCTGCGAGGCGCTTGCGAGTTGCTAGTTTGAATGCATCAAGGTTTTTATTATATGCCCCGCGTTGCTCAGCCTTAGCCTTTAAACGCTCTTGTACTGCTGCGCTGTTGTTGATAAAGAATGATGACTTAAAGAACATTTCCTTGGCTGCGCCAGGATTAGTCTTCCATAGTTCATAGATTGGGCGTAACTCTGGATATGTCTCAACCATGGCAAGACTGATATTGTCAGTCTGTGTTACCATATCTGCCATTAGATACCGCTCCTCATCCATGATGATAACTCATCTTTAAATTGAAGTCCCTGAACACGAGCAACATCTTTAGGTGCTTCTGTTTCAACCTTCTTTTTAACCAATTGCTCAGCACCAGCCTGCGTGAATCCTGCTGTTTGCACTGTTGTATTACCGCTAGTTGTTGTCACTGTTCCAGCATCAACAAACTTATTTAATTCTTGAAGTCTTGCTTCCATTTCAGCAGGTGTTGGCTTACGCATTGCTGTGCTTGAATATACATTCTCAACAAGCGCTCTAAGAACATTCTGGTCAACTTTATCTACGCGCTTTTGTGGACCACCACTGTTCTTAATCTGCATTTGCATGATATCAAATGGGGTTAAGTCTGGCCCCTTGCCACCATTATAGATAGATGCTGCTGTGCCAACCACTTGTTGCCATGCGGTAAATGCGCTTAAGTCATCGCTAGGCTTTCCAGCCGAAGCAAGAAGAGTCTTAACTTTATTCTTTGTGGTCTTATCATCCCAGAAAGACTGAGTAATATTTGTAGCAAGTTGTAAGTTATCTCTGATGCCACCAGCATTTGGACGACCAGTAGGTGCTACTCTTTCTCTACCCATGTAGACAAGCATTGTATTACCTAAGCCACCTGCAGCAAACAAAGCATCAACTGCAGCAGGAGAAGTGTCAATTCCAGGTATAGATAAAATATCTTTCATGAGTTTATCGGCGCCTGCAGGTATATTTGCAGGGACGTATGTCTTACTTGATATTTGTTCTTTTTTGGTTTTTTCTTCTTTTTTCTTTACTGAGTCAGTCTGAAGGTTATTTAGTTCTTTTTCCAGGGTTTCTATCTGTGACTTAAACTGTGCTGCTGCCTTCTTGTTCGGGTTGGTTTTCATTTCGGCAACACGGACGCGTCCATTCAGTTCCTGAATTTGAGACTTAATCTCTTCAATACGCACGGTATTAGTTGCCATTTTATATTCCCGAATCTATATATTTGTCGTAGATTTTATCTTGTGATAAGTATCTTTCAAAGATATCAGCAAACTCTACGTCACCAGTTTTAAGTTGGTTAACGTAGTAATCAAGCATTAATCTTAAGTCCCTGTTTTCATTTGCATCTATGTTCTTGACTGGACGAGAAGCAAGTCTTGCTGCTACAGAATCACGAACTTCTAGATACAATGACACAGATTTCCATGTAGGGTCAGAACCATTGTCAGCCATAAACTTATTGTTAGATACAATCTTACGTAAACCAACAATTGTTTTTGCTGTCTTTAGGCCATCAACATCACGATAGTCTTGGTACCATGCAGATGGAGTACCCGTTGCTTCTCCAGTAACTGGGTCTTTCTCTATAGAAAGTTGCTTAATAATAGAGTTTTTTACTGCTAGTAAGTCCTCTGCACCGTTCTGTTGGTACGATGTTAGCCCTCGTGCAGCAAGATGGTTATCTAATACAGCCATTGTCTTGCGGTAGATAGCCCATCCCTTACGTGCTTCATTGGCACGCTGTGCTTCCTGTGGAGTTTGTTTACCACGGAATGTTTCAGGCGAACCTGGGGAGATAGCAGTTTCTGACTGCCACCAGTATGCAGTAGGTGAGAACTTTGCAGCATTTGAGCCACGAGTTACAAGACCAATTAAAGATTTATCATCTTGTGATATATCTGAAATCAAACCAGAGTAACGCTTAGAGTTCTGAACTTCATCCATTGTAGAACGTGAGCCAGTAGGGTTCTTTGATAGTGTTGTAGCAAAATCAAAGTACTCAGGGAAATCTTCAAGGAATTTATCATCCGCTTGTAGACCAAACTTAGTGCTATATTCTCTCCACTTATCCATATAGAATCGATAAGGACTGCTGAATTGTGGAGCAAATGGTAGAATAAGGTTTGCTGCCGTACGCATATTGTAGTAAGCATCTGCCAATTTCTTGACTTGCTTTTCTGTTAGATACGGACGTCCTTCTTCACGAGCCTTATGTTGTTCTGTTAACCATATTAACTGATATGTTTTTGCATAATCAGAATCAGTCATACCAGCATTCTTCTCAAACTGACGACGCAACCATGTTGGTGCTAACTGTTTGATAGATGCATCTGGCCCATATGGGAAAGCAAAACTTAAAGTATCACCAAGTTCTGGCTTCATCTTCATGATTTGAGATGCTGGAATTGCAGTCAATGGTCCGATACTTACACCGAATGGGTTGCCTTGGAATACAACATCAAGGCTTTTCTTGCTAATTCCAACCTGGTCAAGTGAACTTAAACCTTTGCCAAGTATAGGTAGATTCTTTAATCCACCTGGAACCTGTAGCCACATGGTATCATTACCATTAAGTACATCTCCTGGTTGAACCTGCTCACCTGTATCAGGGTCTGTGATTAGACCTAGACGATTAGGTGCAGTCCAAGCAATTGCTGCTCTGTTAATAATAACTGGGTTATCTGCTGCAATTTTGAGCCATGTCTTAACTGCGTTCTCTTGAGCAGAGAAGAATGGGGATACAAATCGTAGCATATGTGCTGCATTTGTACGACGTTCTACGTTATAAAGGATGCCCTTTACACCCTTGAGTGCATCAGCACGTGCTGCCTTTTCAAGGCCGTACTGAATATCTTCAAACTCTTGACGTGTGAACTTGCCACCTTTTAAACGCTCCATAGTATTGATGCGCTCAGTTATGGATTTGCGATACAGGTCTACAAAAAGTGGGTGTCTAGCCCATGCATTTTCTGGTAGTGTACCAAGATATTTGAATCCAACTTCAGCCATACGGCGTGAAACGCTTAGACTCTTAAGAGTAAGACCTTCTTCAATCAAGTGACCATGGACAATTGGCAATGCTTCTGGGTCACGAATAGCGTTACGTAGAAATGCTGGTGTTATCTTGGATTGTACAAAGTTTGGGTCAACGATATATTCTTTATCGAAGATGAACGATGGGTGAACATCTGTAGGCATATACTCCATAGGACCCTTAGGTCCTTGCGTAGTAAACGGAAGTGTTTTACCATTCTTGACCTGCATGTTTTTGCGACCAGTAGTCTCTGGAAAGAATTTAATTCCCTTGTCATCAACTTTTGGTTCTTCTCTTACGATTCCACGAACAACTCTGACTGGAACAGCAGACAAACCTTCTTCAATTGCAGCCTGAAGTCTATGGTTTCCCTCTCCAACATACGCAAGTCCAGTATCGTTATCGTACCAAACTGTTATTGGATTTTCGAATCCCTCACCTGATTGGATTTTTGCTTTATAAAAATTTACGCCTTCTCTATCGGTTATATTTCCAGGCATTTTGGCAAGGTAAGCGGTGTCAACAAATCCAACAACGCTTCGTGTCTCTGGGAGTCCGCCCATTCCACCATCTTTATACTCTTTTAGATTAGGATGCTGGTTTTTCAACTTGGCATATGAACCAACCATTTGCTCTCTAATGCCATAACCATCTGGAATATAGTTATCAACAAATGATTTAACCTGAGAGACATGCTCCAGTGCGTCACCACGGGCAATACCTAAACGAGCACGCAATGCTTGATTTTCTTCAAGCCATTTTGCTACATCTTGTACACTTTTACCAGAAATCAACTCACGAGTTACAGCAGAGTTGGCAAAGTCTTCATTGATAGCCTTTGTCCACTCTTGGTAATAGTTAACATCTGATGGGTATACTGCACCACGTGCTTTTGATGATACGCTTGCGCCATATAGAGATGAGTAATCCTCTATGAGGGATGAGAATGAACGCTCAGATGAGTTTAATTCTCTGTACAATCCACCATTTGGGCTACCAAATGCATCGTATACTGTGTACTCTGAACCATCAGCAGCACCGTATGCAGACTGTACTCTGTAATCACCTTGACCAATAGTCTTCTTTTTAGGGTTTAGTCTACCCTCTTCAAGTCTTGTGAGCACATCGCTATTTGCTTCATATGCTGCATTCTTGGTGCGTAACAAATTTGTTTCTGCCGCTAGTTTGCCAATAAGGTCTGGATTCTGTGGGTCAGCCTCAAGTGCTTTTTGAATTCTTGCAATTTCCGCCTTGTGGCCTGTGACTGCTTTTCCAAGAGCCATAGTATCTGCCTTGACAGCCTTATAGTTTACAGGTTTGACACCAGTAAATCTATCGACGAGGCGTGAACCTAGTTTAGATTCGCTTAGGTTGTTGACAATGTTTCTATTGCCTTCACCGAAGTGACGCAAACTAGCCATTGCACCAACAGTTGCCCAGATACGTAGTTGAGAATCAACAGCGTTACGGATTGGATACCCTAGACGTAGAAGAACTGACGCCTTCCATAGGTCGCTTGTAACCTCCGCTAGACGTGTAGCATTAAATCCAACAGCATTAATGATGCTCTTATTTGAAGCAAGAACTTTGTTGATTGTATCAAAGTCTGCTACTGGCAAGAAGTTTGCAGTCTGAGATTCAAGCAGTGGCACCTTAAGCATAGTGTCTGTTTCGTTATCGTAAAGAAATCCTTCTTTGCGAAGTTCACCAAGTTTACCACTACGAGTTTGAAGATGGTGATTATAAAGTTTTTGTGCTGAATCTGCATTTATGTTATGCTTAGATGCAAGAATCTGGTACCCTTTTGCTTCTAGTCTGTTAACAACTAGTGCACGGGCTTCAGGGGTTCCTGCTGCTGCATACTCATCAATGAAACGCATTGCATCATTATATGAGAAGTTTCCTTCTCGTGCAACAAGACGCTTAAATACGTTTCCTTCTTTAGATAGCGCAACAAGACGCTCTGCAATAGCAGTGATTTCACGGATAGAGTCACCCTCGTTAAGGTTTACTAATCCGCTTGGACGCTCGTTCTCAAGCCAACTCACTTTAGCATACAATTTATGGAAAACTGTAGGCTGATATACCTGATATTGTGCTGTGCCAGTTTGCATCTCGTGAAATGGCAGAGAGCGTGCAGTTGCTGTAAACTTATTAAGTGATTGTGTAAATCTACCAACACCCTTAGTGATTGGTGCTTCACCTGAAAGTTCAAATAGTTGGTCAACATACTTGTCATGTGCTGCCCAAGCAGCAAGATACTCACGGTCAGCAAGAATCTCATCTTCTGAACGCAAGTTTAAAGGAAGCATCCCATCATCTTGTTGTCTAAGTAACGCTTCTTCTTCTTTTAGTAAAACTTTTAAGTCGCTTCGTGATATTTCGCCACTAGCAACACGAAGTGGTGCAGCAATATCTGGTCTCTTGAGAGCATCAAGTCTATCTATGCCACTCTTGTCACCCATAAGTGCAAGCATTGTATTTAATGCTTCTTCTTTTGTCTTTGTTACACCAAGAAGATAGGAACTTGTGGCTTGATTATTTCCATTGCGGACCCAAGAATGCTTTGATGCCCAAAACATATCGTTGTTAGCAAAGTCTTCTGCCATTTTTGCATAGTCATTGAACTCTCCCGCAGCAGCGGCGCGAATTCCTTGAATAGCATCGTATGCATCATCTGCAGCACGGGCTGCTTTGCTAAGTTTTCCACCAACGATTGTTACATCGCCAACAAATTGTGCTGTAAAATCTATGGCACCTGAAGTGTATTTTCCAATAACACTTTCTTTGAATGCAGCATTACGCTTTTTCTTATCAAAGATATCAAAATCGCTATCCATGAACTCTGGAGTCATAGAGTCTGGGAGTAAACCTAATGGAGATGTTTTTCCAATAACTCCAGCAATTGATTGTCCTACAGAAATTTCATTGCGTGCTTCCCAGGATTTTTTCCAATCACCTGATTGACCAAATAAAGCAAGAGCACTTAATGGTTCACGCACAATATTTCTGTTAGTTGCCTCAATGGCACCTAGAACTCCACCAACTGGACGAGCAACATTCTTTACGAAGTCAGTTCCAGCCTGCTTGATAGAATTTAAAAAACCATTATATTCTTTTCGGTCATTTAATGGTGCAGTAGCAACGTCCCAAACAAATTTTGCTGGAGAGACAAGGCCTAAACCAATATCGCCAATCCAGTCTTTTGTTCCTTCTGCTAAATTACCAAGTCGATTCCATACATTCATTGGATACCACGCATCAACAATGACAGAACTTGTCGTGTCTCAGCAGATGTTTCTGGACGTGATTGAATAAAATTAATGACTGGATAGTATGCACGCATAGATGCATTAAATTCTGTGTTAGTTGGCTCAGCCTGTTGAGGTAGACCTGGAATAGAATTCATTCCATCACCAATTGGAGCGCCATTAAAAATTGTTTCTTGAGGATTCTGTGTCTCTGCAGTAATAGGAGTCACAGGAGTCATTGAGCGATTCTCACCCATACGAGCAGAACCAGCATTAAATGATGGTTGTGTAATAGGAGCGGCAGCCTGTTGCTGCGCTAACGCTTGATTCTCTCCATAAGCAAATCCAGTATAACGTCCGCTTTGACCTGCTCCGCCTGTTCCTGAAACAATAGCAGGATTATTTTGTTTTGCTTTTGGGCGGAAGCCCCCACGATTTTCTTGTGGTGCAGTTGTCATAATATCTCCTACTTAATATGCTTTAATTGTACTTTGGATAGATAAGGTCCCGCTGTGAATGCTGTTAACTTACTAGCAATTTCCATTGCTTCGTACGCGTCTGCACCTGCGTGTAGTGCACCAAGTGCATATGCTGCACCTGAACCTGCTGCGTAAACATTAGTGTTAGACTTAGATACTGAACACTCTTGGTCTACGTCAAATATTTCTCCGCCTACAGCCATGATAAACTGAAAGCGCATTTCTTTATTATCTTCATCAAAATTATAGCCATTCTCAGATAAACATTTTCTTAGAGATGGCATTGCTTTAGCAATCATAAAGTGATATAAATCTTTATAATCAGCCTTGGTTGGTACTGGTGGTTCCCATATATGTTGCGCAACATCACATGGTAAAACTTCACCAGAGCCAGCCACTAAAAAGTGTCCCCGCTCAGCAATTTTTTTAACATCAGGATGTACGTAAATTCGTCCATTGTCATCTGTAGTTTGACTATCAGCAACAATTATTGCACTATCTTTATATTCTAATCCGATAATTGTTGTCATTGTCCCCTACTTTTTTATTGTCTACGTGATGTACGAACGCTTGCGTTTGCTCTTCCAGTTCCAGATAGGCTTGAAAGTAAAGTTTGAATGTCTGCTGGTGGTTGTGCTTCTGCTGCCATAGGAGAAGCGCCTCCTACTGGAGCGCCAGCGGGAACAGGGGACGGTTGCTCAACCGCTTGAGTGGCAGCCCCAGCAGGAGGAACTTGTTGCTGTGGCGTAAAGGTAGCCTCGATAGCATCTTCCAATGCCTGTCCCTTTTGTCGAGCCTTAATCACCGCAGCAATCTTACGAACTACATCAGAAGCGTCCTGGCCTTGTGTTGCCATCTGTGGTATCGCTTGAGTGTAGGCTGTAAGTGAACCGAGGAGCGCAGAACGCATACCCTCGATTTCAATTTTTTCTAGTTCTTGTGTCACGTTAACTGTGAATGGTAACTCACGCATTGCCATATCCTTGGAGATTAGTCCACCACCAAGTGCTTGCAACATGAAAATTAATCCTTGTGCTGGATTTAGACCAGCCAACATTCCATAGCGCACATCTGCAGAATAATCTTTCTTGATATCCTTTGATGGCTTGTATGTAATTTCATATGGTGAACCTGAGTCAACACCACGAATTGTCTTTTCTTCTGGGAAAATCATTTCATCTACTTCAAAGCAGATTGAAATTACATCACGAAGTGCTGCAGCAAAGATTGCTTGTGCTGATTTAACTTGTGTATCAAAGGCTCCCATAAGAGCCTGAACACCTTGTCCAGTTACAAC